TTGCCATAAAATGATACACTTTCGCCATTCCCTAAACATTCCACATAACTATCCCATTTTGGAATATCTATAAATCGGTTTTGGAACTTGCCTATTGATATTCTTGCATAATCTCGCCTTTTCACTATACCACCACCCTTAATACGATATTGCAGATGTAAAATCTTGACCTTGATACACTACCAACCCTACCATATTTAGACTTGATTTCTAGTGTGTTCGTAGGTGCAAATGTGTAATCGTATCTATCATAATTTAATTCCGTTGCGTTTGCTTTCGTGTATGTCGGTGCATAACTTAATAATTCCGTTTCGTTGTTGTTTACTACCATAATCGCATTATCGGTATTGTATGAAAGTGCGTAAACACTACAACCACATATTTGTTCGGCAAAGTTAAGTGTTAAGTTTCCCACTACCCCATTCGCACCAAACTTAATCGCATAGTTGTGTGTATCGGCACTACCATAATAAACCTTTGTAATCGTGCTACTAGTAATCGTTATTCCTTGATAATCACTTACATACTTATCTAATTCACTATTTATTGTCTTTGTTTCAAATGTATATGCTTTTAATGTGTTGGGCATAAATACACCTACTTGGGCATTACTACCAAAGTTGATATTTGCACAACTATATCTATTGTTAGTTGCCTTAATAATCACTAGGTTGTTGCTATTAAGTGTTTGATAAGTGGCAATTCCTAAACAAGATAAGAATAGTGCCATACTACCGATTACAAATGTTTTAATTCTCATAAATACCTACTTTCTTTCTACTAATGTATCAATATAACTGTTAATTGCTTTGTGATAGTTAATATCGGTCATTTCCCCAAATATTCCCATAAGAACGGAAACCGATATGCTATCTCCTGCGGCGTGATAAATCGCACTATCACTAAATTGGTCTTTAATTGCGTTATAATCATCTTCACTAAAACCTTGCAGTTTTAGACATTCCAATGGTGTTAATTTCCTTATTCTCATATCTTTCCTACTTTCGCATACATAGACTTCATTACTCGCATTTACTCTTGTTGTTATCGTGCAAACTATATCATCTTTAATTGCGACATTATAGCAGTCTAACAAAGAGTAATCTTTTATTTTGTCTTTATTTAATCTCAATGTTTTTTCTAATACTTTGTGCATACCTTTTTCCTTTATCAATACACAATTCTGGTGGTTAATACTTTGCATAGCATTTGCAGTTATTGTTGGACTTACATTATCAACCGATACAAGATTATTGATAATTCTTCTAATGCTTTCATTACTATACTTTGTCGGTTTCATTTGATATGTCACTATAATCTCTTAAATCAGCATTGGGTGGCAAAATCATCAGCAATATAATTAGTTGTCCCTGCTCTTTTGTTTTGCTCGGTTGTAAGTGGTCTACCAATATTGCAATTCACTTTGCTATTATTTACAGAAAAGTCTTTTGTTCCAACTGCACTAATATATTTAACCATTTTGTCATTGAGATAATACTTTTCATCAACCTTTGTAGATAACATATCTTTGAGATAATATTTTAGTGGTATCTTCATAGGAAACTCATAGGTATATTCTTGCTCTTGGGTAAGTATTGAAACCATAAACACTCTTTCTCTATGTTGTGGTAAACCATAATTTTGTGTGTCTAATACTTGAATGTGGTTGACATATCCTAAACTCGCTAGTTTCATTTCCCAACTTTTGAAATCATCAATGAATGTTTGAGATAAGAGTGCCGACACATTTTCCATAAGTAGAATGTTTGGCAAAGGTAATCTCTCTCTCTCTCTCTCTCATTTAATATTCTTTCTACTTGCCATAATAGACCAGAACGAGTGCCACTACCTTTGGAAAGACCTTTTTGTTGCCCTGCTAGTGATATATCTTGGCAAGGAAATGAATAGGACATAATAATTGTTTCGTTGACATTATCATCAAAGTCCAAGTCTTTGCCTTTGACATTAGATATGTCTACAAGGTTGTTGGTTGCGATACAAGAGTTATAAGCATTTCTTATCCATTCAATAGATTTCTTTTCTAATTGTTGTCTAGTTAATGGCTCGTTGTAATTTGTGCTAGTTCCAAATATTCTTTCTAGCATTTCTTCTTTGCTCTTTCCTTGTGAATAATCGGTAGTGTCTTTAATGTGCATAAGGTTATACATTACATAACTGTTGTAAGCCCATTCGCATATCTTGTGAGATACAATTTCAAACTCTTTCTTTTCTTGTGCTTGTTCCAATAGTTTTAGACTTTTATATTGGCTACCAATTCCAGCAAATAATTCTATCAATTTAACTTTTCCTTTTAATCGGTAGTAAGGGTTGATAGACGAGAATAAGTTAATTTGTTGCACTATATCACTCATTCCGTTCCACCCAACTTTCTATATTCTGTTTCATCAAGTTCAATAATATTGTTGTATCTATCTTTCACTAAATATCTACCTTGACTATCTTTTGTTAATGTTTCTAATTTCAATTCACTATCACAAACATAATAGTTTCTATTCTTAATTTTAATCATAATGCGTTCCCCCAACTTTGTAATGTGTCTGCAACACTTTTAATGCCTATCACACATATCTCTACCCCTGCTTGCAATAATGTATCATCTTCTAACCAAATGCTAAATAAATTAGTAGTCTTAATGTGTTCGCTAATGTATAGGTCATTTATCGTGGCATACAAATCGTTTACCTTAATGTCCTTACCTTGCCTATTTAATGTGTCAAATGCCTTTTTTAAGACACTTTTCTTGGTGTTGGGTATATTTATGTGTTCTTGCTCAAAAATGTCTAATATAACCTTGTCTATTTCTTTTTCTAATTCCTTTGTTTCTTTTTCCACAAAGTTCACTATTGCCTTTGCCCTATCATAGATATTCATACCACCTATGTCTTGGGTTAGATAAATGCAATTATCTTCTCTTGTAATCTTCGGTCTAGTTGCCATTGTCCCATACCCCTTGCTCTTTTAATTTCATAAACTCTTGTATTACTTCATCAGGGCAACTTGCGATAGCGACAAACACTATTTTTCTTGTTTGGCTATCTTCAATTTGATAAACCCTTTCTTGTGCATAATACCAATAATATCTATCATCAATTTTGTAATGTTCAAACCCTTTACCCCAACAACCTTGAACACTAATATCTAATGGTCTTTTCCAACCACTTTCTACCTGTGTGTATCTAATTCCTTGTGGATATATTCCTATTACTTTCATAAATCTTCCCCCATAAATGTTTTGTTAATAGTTTCATCAAACAAGTTCATTGTGTTATCTTGGTCGGCTTTCCATTTAAGATTATTAAGATATTGCCACTTTTTATCTAATAGTGATTTTTCATAATCTCGCCAACTTTCAAACTCTTGTTGATTTTCACAAATCTTACAACTACCTGTTTTTCTATCTTTGATAATGATTTTGTATCTTTCGGCAATAGCATAATTGATTTTCTTTATGTCTTGCCCTAGTGTGATACATTTATCGTGCGATTTTGGGTTTTTGTTAAGTTCATAACCGATACACGCACCACAGATTTCTTCTATTGTGAACATTTTGCCTTTCACATAGTTTTGTTCTAAAAAGTAGTAAAGATTTATTTGTCTATCGGTTAATTCCTTTTCAAAAAACTTTCTTCTTTCTTCTAACCACTTTTCTATTGCTAGCGCTTTTGCCCTTTGCTTTTCTTTTTCCCTTTGTTCTTCTTCAAAGTCGCAATTACTAGTTGCAAATAAGTCCATTGTTTCTATCATTTTTCGCATTTCCTTTCTAGTATGGTATATCGTTTTTCCAACTTTCATCATCATCTTCATTTGTTGTTTCTTGTTCACTATGTTTTTCATCAAACAATTCATTCCAATGATTATCAGTATTATTTGTTTTATTTTGTTTTGTATTGTTTTGATTTATATTACTTTCCTTAATAATGGTTTTCATAACCCATTTCCCCTCAACAAGTTCAACCTGTTTGAGAAATCTCTTGTAATTAGTGGTTAGTCCTCTTATCCATTTGTTATGAATAAACCAATGTCTTATTAGATAAATGCTATTCCCATAATTGTTTCTAAACACATATAAGAAACCTTTATCCACTAAATCTTGTAATGCTACATTGTAGGTATTTTCTAATAGGTCTAATGACACATTGTTGTCGGCTTTGTCTAAATCTTCAACCAACTTATTTGCAATACCCACAAACCCTAAATCATCTGCATTGATTATTAAGGTGTAATAAACCAATTTTGCCTTATTTCCCATTCCACTAAACTCGTTTAATAGGAAATCGCAATTTATCAGTCTTTGCCTTGCCATTTTTTATTCCTTTCTATCTATCGTATTTTTCTCGCCACCATTTAAGCAATATTTGTTCGGCTTTAAGTAGTGTTTCCATATCCATATAGGCGATATGGGTTTCGCTTTCTTCAATGCCTAATTCCTTTGCTAATCGTTGGTAGCACTCTTGCCTTTGTTTGTTATTCTTCCAAAACTTGTCTAATAGTCTATGAACTTTTATACGCATTTCGCCCATTTCTTTTGTGGCTAATATCCCCATGGCGATAGTTTTATCTTTTGGGAATGTATTTACCCTTGCATTACAATTTACGCACTTGTAGATATAGCCACTTTCACACTTTATCCCTTTGCCTATATAAATCAATTTAACATCACTATTACAATAAGGGCATTTAGTCGGCTTTAAGTTCTTTATAGATGATATTGCCAATTTCCTTTACCACCTTTTGTAATGTGTAGGCAGATATGTGGTGCTTATCACACATTTCCTTGTAGTAATATCTTCCTGTTTGATAGTCATTATAGATTTCAAACTTTTGTGATAGTGTTAATCGTTTATATTTAATGTGTTCGGTTGGGTGTATTTGATAGTAAAGTTCTTGTTCATATTCATCACAAGTTTCACATTCTTCGTGGCACTTTCTTTCACTAATGCAACCACTACACATTTTTTGATAGACAAGTTGGGCAATTCTTTCTTCGGTTGTCATAGGTTTTCTTCTTCCCATTCTTCCTTTGCGTCATCTTCATATTTATCGTGTATGTATTCCACAAAGTAATCATCATTATCTAATTCGCTAATATCTAATGCCCTATTTTCAATTAAGAACTCTAACATTTTTGTCATATAGAAATTAGCAAGTCCTTTTTGTGTTTCACTGGTCGGCATTAAATAATCAACAATGTCGGCTTTTGTAATTGCGTGGCTATATTCGTATTCCACATCTGTAATAATTTCTTTTGGATAACCACCCTCAATAATGGTGGCTTTCATATCGTTCCAATGGTATTTAATAGTCATTTCATTATCTCCTTTAATAAGTCATATTCTTGTTGGGTTAAGTTCCATTCCCAACCTGTTGTATAGACTTTATTATCTTCAAGTTCAATATATCTTGTGATAATTTCTAATGCTTTAAGGCACTTTTCAATGTTGTCTAATGGTTTTATCTTATAAGTGATATTTGCCTTTTTTAATTTGTCTTTTAGGTATTCCAAATCTTTTAAACAATTCATTTTTCTTTTCCTTTCTAAAAGTTTCCATATCTCCACTTTTTCTTTCGTTCTCGTTGCAAATGCCAAGAACAGACTTTGCTTATCGTAGTTTCGCCTTTTTCAACCTTTCTTAATGCTTTACTACTAATTGTCATTTCTTTATCGTTGTATATGTTTTTTAGGGTGTAAGTGGTTGCCCTATTTTTATTTACTTTATAGTCAACCACTTTCCACTTGCCGTCATATATCTTGCCTAATTTATTGCTAACCATTTTCTTGTTCCCCAAATAGTTCATCATAGGTCATAACCCTATTTAACTTATTGTATTTGCGACATACAGGACAATTTCCACAACCAGTCGGCTCTAATAAACCTTTTTTCATTAAATCAAATTGTGGTATTAAGTCATAAACCCTTGCAAGTGCGTTATCTAACATATCTTGTGGTAGTTGGATAATCGCTTTATCTGGGTTTTCTTCTTTGCTTACACACGCAAGTCTAAATGCTTTTCTTTTATTGTATTTTTGTCTTGCTAATTCTTGGTAGATAGCACCTTGCAAATCATATTCATTGTTGATAATAAAGTTGGTTTTCTTGCGTAGTTTATCATTCCACGATAATTCCCTAATACTAGCCACACATTTAAGGTCGGTAATATCATCTTCATCATCGAAGTCTAATGCACCTTTGAAATCTACCCCATTGATTTTGCCTGTTAAGATTTCTTGTTTAATGCCTTTTAATTCGCTTTTGAAAAATGTGTCATTTTCTATTGCGTTAATGCAGTCTTGTGCTTGGTCTACAATGCCTTGTCTAACAACCTTTTCTTTTTTTCTTTTGTCTAACAAGTCAGGTGTGTTCTCAATGTATTGTTCAAGTCTACCACTATAATATCCGTCAACATATCCACCGATAAGTAATGGCTCGCCTTTTGTTTCTACATATTCCCCAAAGATTTTTGCTAGTGCGTATCTAGGACAGAATAAGAAATCTTTTAATTGCGATACGGACATATAATCAATATTCGCTTGTGTGGAATAGTAATTATCTTCCGTTAATTTAAGTAATTCGTTTGCCATTTTTTATTCCTCTTATAACTTTAATGATTTAACTACTTGCAACACTTGGTCGGCAGTTAATTCTTTTAATACCCTAGTGCCAAATGAACTTTCCAGCCAATTAAAGAACTTTGAGTAAGTTTCGGCTGGTAGTGTTCCAATGTAAGTTCTAATTTTATCCATATTTTTAGTGTAATCATCATTGACACTATTGGGTGTATGACTTGCCTTTGGTGGTGTAGTAGTGTTTTGACCTTGATTTTGGGCATTTGTAGACACTTTTGCACCTTTTGGGTAAGAGAATACCACATTGTCATTTTCTTGGTCGCAAATGACTAGTTTTGAGATTTCGCCTTTTTCGTAGTCAATGCTCTTAACATAGAACTTTTTGTATTTGAAACTATCATCATTCTCGTTTTCTTTCCACAACTTGATTTCAGGTGCAGTATATAATTCCCTACCGATACCGATATTTACGCAAGCCCTTTTGAAACTATCACTTGCTTTTGATTTCTCAATTTCAATATTGCCACTACTACCTGCGTCCTCGACCCAAACAAATTGTTTAAGTTCATCATTCCAAATGCCAACTCTACAATAGATGTCAGTTCCTAAAATCTTGTGTTCTCTTTGCCATTTGCCTTGTCCTACTACCTCGTCAAGTAATGCCATATCAACTCTTGCGTTCTTATAAAGTAGTAAGGTGTAAGTCTTTTTAGTGGTGCTACCAATACGCACCTCAATTTCTTCTGCCTTTAATGGTCTAAACTTTAATTCCATAATTATTCCTCTCTTTCAACGGGTGTGTGAATGTCAATGCCTACACACTCGGCTAGTCTAATAAGTGATACAACGAACTTATCTTGGGTGTCGGCTCTTTCACTTTCATCAATTAAACCGATAAAACTATCGTTTGCGTATAAGTAGTCATATTTGCCCTCGCCACTTTTGATAACTAGGTGTTGTGCCATTTCTTTGACTAATGTTGTTAATTCGTTTAGTTTATTGCCTAAACTTTCATTTGCACCTTTTAAGGTTTTTGTTAGGTCTTTTTCAACCATTAAATCTTGTTCTGTTTTTGCAAGGACATTAAGCACATATTCCTCACAAGTTTTAATCTTTTCATTTGCCATTTTTTAAATCTCCTTTTCAAGTGGTGGTTAGTTATAGTCCAACCACCCAAAGACTATTAACATTTATTCTTTATCTAACTTTTCGTTAATCTTTGCCACCTCTCTTTCTAGTTTCTTTAATTGTGTTGGTGTGTATATCCACCAACGAACTTTTGCTTTGTCCCACTCTTTCAAGGTTGCTTTTTCTTCTTCGCTTAAATCTACAACTTTCATATTTCCTACTTTCTAGGTGGTTGTTTTAGGTCTAACCACCCAAACGACCTTTGACACTACAACAATGAATATCTTTGTTTGTCTAATGCCAAACCCTTGCAAAGTGCTTTGTGGTTGGTGCGAATGTGATTAACTATCTTTTCATAACTTGGAATAAAGTATGCGATATAGACACCTTTTTTACCACTATCCCAAGTGTCATAGTAATTACCATTCTTGGTTGCTACCAAGTGTTTGCTACAACGCAAGATAGAAACATCATCACACCAATATCTTGCCCAGTCATCTACTGTGTATCTATGCCCATAGAACTCGTGTTGCATATCGCCTTTGTTCTTTTCGCCTAATAAGACTTGTTCAATAAATAGTTTCCAATAGTTTCGGTCATTACCACATTGTCTTTTAAACCTATTTAACATAATAGTAATATCGTGATAGTTGATACCACTTGCTATGACATAAGCCCTTTTAATGCAATCGCCAACTCGTAGTCCTTGTGGGTGTGGGTTTCTAAACTCAAACATTTATGTTTTCTCCTTTCTACCCTTTGGGCAATTATAATATACCACGATATACTTTTTTGTGTAAAGAAAAAATGAAAAAAAGTTTTATTACTATGTAAAAAATTATAAGGCAAATATTTTGATACCCCTATGAAACTCCCCCACCTACATATATTTATAATTAAAAGGATATAAAAATAATTTTAGGAAAATGTAGGATATTTTGTTAATGAAAAATATGGGACAAAACTAGGGACTTGAAAAAGGTGCATTTTCAATGTTCGATTTATTTGGGAAAACTACACTCATAAGTGTATTTTTTAAAGTCGGTTTTTAGTGGTTTTGTAGTGTAAATATAACTACATTTTAAAGGGCTTTTATTCTTCGCCTTTATTCGCCTAGATATTACACCTACCCAAAAGGGACAAAAAAGGAAATTATAAACATTTTAAACATTTTAAACATTTTATATATTGAAATATACTTTTTACTAATGTAATATAATAGGCGAAAGGAGGGAGAAAAAATGGCAAACTTAACAAGAAACCAAATCAAGGCAAGAGTTAAAAAGTTAGTTGAAATCTTGGAAGATGTCCGTTGCGAGTTGGAAATGCTACAAAGCGACACCCAAGAAGAGTGTGACAATATCGAGCCATACGAGGGCAAAGACGAGTTGACCGAGCAACAGGAAGAAAGAGCCGACTACTTACAAGAAACAGCCGACAACTTGGAAACCCAAGCCGACAACCTAGCCGACATTATAAGCGAATTAGAAGACTTGACCTATTAACCGACTAGGGCAAGCCCAAGGGGGCAGGGCTTACAATATGCCCCCAACACATAGGGGAACACCCCACGAAAGGAACAAATAAAAGTATGAAAAAAGCAACAAACAAACCAACAAAAAAATACATCATTAAAGACACTCTCACAAACAAAAAAACAGGCGAGGTTTTAGTCTATTTTACAGGCGTCGACGGCTATGTCCATAGCGAGAACGATTTTTATTTCTGTGAGGGCTACACCTACAAAAAAAGTGCATTAAATAGAATTGCAAAAGATAGCCATTTTTTAAATAATGAACCAATAAACGAATTAGAATATATCGAGGGCGGTATTTGGTGGCATAAGTGCGAGATATTAGAAATAAGTCGCACAAGCGAGAGCGAAGAAGCCGAGAGCGAAAAAGACACACAAGCCGAACAGGAAAAAAAGAATAAAGAAGATTTAGAGTTTGTTAAAAAAGCACTAGAGGAAATCTGCAGCAATACCACCCTAGATTTTTTGGGCGATTATGGACTAGAAGATATAGACTATTTGGGCGATACTTTCCACGAGTTCAGCGATAATAATATTAGCGTTTATTGTAGCGACCAATTCAAATATTATGAAGAACACCCCACAGAATGCGAGGACGCATTACTAGAACTTTATGACGGAGAAAGTATAGCCCAAAAGATAAAGGACGAGGGGCTATATAATCTCTGTTGTTTTGCTGGTGTTTGTGGGCAATATGAAAAGCAATTACAAGAACTTTACACCAACGAGGCAGAAATTAAAAAGTTGCTAGTGGTTAGATACCTATTAAAAAATGATATATTTATATTCAATTTAGAACAATTAACCGACCTACTAGAACAAGCCGAGAATGACCGAATAAACGAGGGCGAGGAACTATTAGAAATTATCCACAACGCAGAGAGGGAACTAATAGAAAACATAGAAGAATAGAGAGGGCGAAACAATGAGAACAACCAACGAAAAAAGAACTAAAAAAATTACTGTTAATTTGACCCCTAGCGAGTGGGAACTTATACAAGCAATTTGCGACCACAACGACAGGAACGAAAGCGAACAGGCTCGCATATTGGTGTTGCGTTCTGCTCGTAGTGAATGGGCAACAATTAGCAACCTAAACCCAAGCGAAGAACTGCGACCAATAAAAGCCGATTAGAAAAGAGGTAAATTATGAGATATTACATTGATATTGCACCTTGCACCGAATGGGAAATTGACGAAACCGACACACTACGAGAAAAGCAATTTTATATCTATACCTTATACGAGAAAAGCGCCGAGCCAAACGCACAAGACAAACCAATTGCACAAAGCCAAAACAGGCGAGAAATTGAAGAACTGCTCGAACAACTAGAAGAAACCGACTAAACAACCAACAACCCCCAAGCCCTCGCCCTATGTGGTGGGGGCTTTTCTTATGCTTTCAAAGTTGCGTTTGTGTTCCTATTCCTACGCACGCATTATGCACGCACAGGAGCAAGACCACAACGGACACAAAAGGGGCTTTTCTTGTGGTGTTCCTTTCTTTCTTATTTTTAATTCTTTTAATACAAAACAAAACAAAACAAATATATTTATCATAGATTTATCATCATTAAATAACTTATATAAGACTAGATATTATAGATATATTCTTTAAGTAGGTATAAAAGCCCTAGAACATAGGAAAAAACCGACATATTAAAAAGATATGATAACTTATATATATGTAGTAATTGCATAGGATACCTTTTAAACGCACAAAAAGGCACTTTTAAGACATTTTATATATTTTCTTGATAAATTATTCATTAACTTATTGTTTCGTGTGTCTATGCGTGTGTTTTAATATCTCTTTAAGTTAGTAATAACTAACTACTTAATTCTTCACTATCTAACTAAACATATAAAACAAGTATATTAGAGGGCTTTTATTTAATCATTCATATGGGGCAATATTTTTTCTTTTCCCTGTAAAGCATTTTTACTTTACACTTGATACAATTATTACATATGCGTATGTATATATTATGCGTATGGGTGTAGGGTATGTAATAATGGGATATGATAGAAGATAGACCCATACCCCTTACAAAACCTATAATATTTTTTTCAATTTTGAAATCTAAAACAAGTGATATATTAACCACCTGTTATCCTATAAGTTGTAATTTAAGCATTTCCGTATTATATATACGGTAGTTCCAACATTAGTGTAGCGTTATTTATGGTTATTTTCAAGATATAAAAATTAGACACTGACTAAAAAATGTTTATATTTAGTCCTTAAATATAAGAAAAATACTTATTGATTATAAGAATATACTTATATATAGTGGGAATATGAAAAAATTGATATTAACATTGGTATTATTATTCGGTTTATTAGGTTGCACTAATGATAAGGTTGTTAGTGGTAATGTTAATAAACTACTTAACACTTATTATGATGTCTACTATTATGTTGATTACGATAATGCTTGTTTAAATGTGCAATTATTAAGCAGTGTTAATCAACAAAGTGGTGGTATTGAATACACTATTGAAAAGGAATGGGTTATTAGTCCTAATAATTACCAAATACATAAATATGGTGTATATGGGTATATGGAACATAATAATGTGTTCTATGAATATAGTAATTACTATTTAATAGTGCAATATTATAGGGAAAAGTAGTATGTGGATAACATTATGGTTTGCGATATTGCTTATTATATTCGCTATAATCGGTTTTATGGTGTTCATTATATGTGGTTTTCTATTCTTGGTGTGGTTAATATTTAGGGAAAAACCACTAAAATATACGGAAAACTACGATAATTGCCCATATAAGATAGAAAAGGACTAGATATGAAAAGGAAAATGACAGAATTAGAAAGTCAACTAATTGATAGTGGTTGGTGTTTAACCCATAAAAACTACAAAGGTAAGTTGGCAAAGCGAATTGACACTTATGTATATCAAAGGGAGCATAATGGTTTTAACTTTGAACTATACCTAAATGCGAAAAGGGACACGATTATTGAATTAAAAATACATAACCCTTATTACTATGCAGGTGTTTATGAATTATCTTTACTTAATGAAACTTATGAAGATGTATCTAACGAACTTAAATGTCTATGTAGTTTTGTAGATACTATGAAAGGGTGTGCCAATGACAAAGTTTAGTGAAATTAGACAATATATCTATGATATATGTTATGGTGGAAACAATAAAAACTATAAGTTTGCGAACACGATTACCTTAAATGGTTTTTTAGTGTCTAAACCTAATGTTTATGAACTTGGGACAGGACAAGAATATATCGTGTTTACTTTAATGCAAATACAACCTAACTTTAATGCCCAATATTTTACTTGTGTATCTAATAGTAATAAGGTTAAGGAACAATTACTTAATGTCAAATACCTATCATTCGTTAATGTTTTAGCGAAAGCAAGGCGAAATAAGAATAAGGGGTTGCACGCACAAGTGGAAATGATAGAAATATCTTATGATTTTCCAGCATTTGAAATATTACCTGCCCTTGACTTTAATGCTTATAAGGAAAGAAAAGGTTTTGGTAAGAAAAAAGACCAAGAAATGTTAGAAAATGAAATTGATAGTGAAAACTAGTGTTATAATATAATCTATGGCAAAGAAAAACGAACAATTAGCACAATTAGAAAAAGATATAAAGACCATTAGTGATAGCATTGACTATGATTTTACCAACCAACTAATAGACAAAAGTAGTCTTATGAAAGGTTTTGAACTATCAAAAAAGACTATTACTAATATTGGTAGGTGGGCATTAGACGGAAAAAGCGAATTAGATATTAGAAACAACCTAGAATTATCCAAAAAAGAATGGGACTATCTATGTAGTGTTTGTCCTAGTATTGTCTTTGTAATGAAAAGGTCTTACACTTTTGCCGATTTAATAGTGGCAGGAACTTTATACCAAGTCGGTGTTGGTGGCTACACGATTAAAAAGAAAATGCCTATGAAAATAAAAGAATACGAGGACGGAAAAGTTGTTAGCGAACATATTGAAATAGTGGAATATGATGAAGAACAACCACCTAACCCAAATATTCTTAAATATCTTGCCGAACATAAATTAAGTGAAAAGTTTGGCGAAAAACAAGTTGATAATAGTAGTGAGCATAGAAAAATTATTGAAGTCCTTGATGATAATATAATTAAAGAAATAGAGGAACTTGGTAGTGGCAAATAATTTGAAAAAACAAATTGATGAACAAATGGAAAAAAATAGTTTTCATAGTGTTCACGCAACTAACAAGAATGAAGATATGGCACAACTTGAAAGGGATAGGCAAGCACTTGAATATTACAATAATTTAAGTGAAATTGATAAAATGTCTTTCCAAAACGAAATTAAGAAAAAACGAATTAGACAAAGTTATGCAAGTTATGTCAAATATGTTTATGGCGATTACTACAAAATGACACCATTTCACACGAAACTATGTAGTTTATGTCAAAATATAGTGGAAAGGGTGGAAAAGGGCGAACAAGTAAGGGTGCTTTTATCTACACCACCACAAGTAGGTAAATCTAGCACACTAACGGAATGTTTACCTAGTTGGTTTATTGGTAGAAACCCAGATTTAAGTGTGATTATTACTGCTTATAATGCCGATATAGCCGAAAAGTTTGGCGATAGAAATAGACAAAAAGTCAAAGACTTTGGTAAAGATATTTTTGGTATTGAAATTAGTGATAGCCAAGACAATAAAACCTTATTCCAAATTAAGGGACACCAAGGACAAATATTTAGTGCAGGTATTTTAGGTGGTTTGACATCTAACCCTAGTGCTTTAACTATTGTTGATGACCCTTTTAAAAATGGCGAAGAGGCTAGTAGCCAAGATATTCGTGATAGGGTTGAAAGGGTTTATTGGGATAGTATTGAAACTAGAACAAGAAAGTTAGGTGGTGCGATTATTGTAGTCCATACTAGGTGGCACGAAGATGATTTAATTGGTAGACTTGCAACTAAAAGTGGGTTTATCGTTGTTAATGTTCCTACCATTTGGGAAAAAGGTGTTGATAAATTGCTACACCGAAAGGTTGGCGAGCCACTTTGCCCAGAATTAGGTATGACTGCCGAATGGTGTATGAACACTAAAAGAAATGTTGGTGCTAGGGTATGGAACGCACTATATCAAGGCAACCCATTTGTTGAGGGTGGAAACATTATTAAAAGGGAAAACATTAAGTTTTACAATAAAGGTGGTTTGCCACCAGCATTTGATGAAATGGTTATGAGTTGCGACTTGTCTTTTGGTGCGACTAGTAAAGATAGTGACCCTAACGCATTACTTATTTGGGGTAGGGTTGGTGCTTACCACTACTTAATTGATTGGTGGAACAAAAAATGTGGTTTCCAAGAAACTATCAATATGATTAAAATGTATAGGGCGAAATATCAAGAGTGCCGAAAGATTTTAATTGAAAGCAAGGCAAATGGTAGGGCAACCATAGAATTATTGCAACAACAAGTTGGTGGTGTAGTGCCATTTGACCCAAAAATGCAAAGCAAAGATGTAAGACTTAAACTTGTTGCACCCTACTTTGAAAGTGGTAATGTGTTTTTCCCTAGCGAAAAAGTGAAAGAAAATGTTGAGGAAATTATTGAGCAATTATTAAAGTTTCCTAATATGGCACATGATGAATATGTTGATACTACTAGCCAATATTTGTTAGACTATTCATATAAGTATGACGCTGGTAGAATATTAACTGATGATTATTATTCTACGATAAGTGACGCATTTAGAGGTTTGAAAATATGATACAACTAAACATTGACAAAACTAGACTTAATGATGAAGAGTATGTAAGACAAGTGGTTAATACCTTAATGGTGCAAAAAATCATTGAGGGACAAACGGAAAGATACCAAACTTGTTTTGATTTCTATGAGGGTAAAGAGCCAAAAATTGCTTATGAAGAAGAAAGCAACTATGATAGTAAGGTTATTAACTTAACTAAACCTATCGTTGATATTGCCACACAAACATTTATTGGCGAATTACCAGACATAACTACTAGTGGAAAAAAAGCCGAAAAAGATAAGATTAGTGCTTTTGAACAAAAACTATATGATAGACAATTTGGTAATCATATCTATGAAACTTGCCATTATAGTTCTAAATGTGGAACAGGGTTTTTAGCATTATACAATAAGAATGGCGATACATTCCCAAGATTTAGGGAACTAAACCCAAAGTTTGCCGATAGCATTTATGACTGCTCATTGGCTATGGAACATTTAATGTCTTATTGTATCGTTGAAAGCAACAATGCCGATAACGGACAACCTAGTCAAACAAAGTGGATAATTTATGTTTACACAAAATACAAAATCTTTGCATACGAAAGTTCTTTAACATATTTACCACAAACAACAGTCCCACAAGCCGATAAACAAATACTTTGTGTTCCTTATCTTGCTTGGAAAACTATTGATGAATATGGAAATGAAAGCAAAATTAACTATGTTTCACACAACTTTGGCGATATTCCTATTGTTGAGTTCCCTAATAATGCCGATTATAGAGGGGACGCTGAATGTGTCTTTGACCTAATCAAACTTTATAACGAAATACAAAATAATAGGTGTAAGAATGTTCGTGATGTAGTCAACTATATCTTATTCCTTAAAAATGTGCGTTTAGGTAATGAACAAGAAACAAAACAAGCCATTCAATTACTTAAAGAACACCACATTTTACCTAGTGAGGGCGAAAATGTTGACGCAAAGTTCTTATCCAACCCATTAAATCAAGACCAAATACAAACACTTGCTAACAATATTAAAGATTTAATTCATTTAATTAGTAGAGTGCCTGATTTAAGTGGTATTGACTTTTCACAAAACGCAAGTGACCCAATTCTTAAAATCAAGACTAAACCTTTGTTAGATTTATGCAATGATAAGGAAAAGAAATGCACAGAGCCATATCGTAGGGTTATTAGAATGGTGCTTAATTGGTGCAAACAATACGCAAGTGATTACGAAGAGTTTAATTTTGACCTTGAAAAGACAAGATTAGTTTATACACACGCACTACCAAGTAATGATAGCGATATGATTACAATGATTTCTAACCTATCTAATTGTGGTATGGCTAACCCAGAGGTCTTATTACAACCATTATCATTTATTCCAAGTGTTCACGATTACATTAAGGGTATGAACAAATGGAACGAAGATGTTGACAAGAGAAAAGAAAAGGTTAAAAATGAAAATATAAAGGCGAACGAAACTAACATTGAAAGACAAAATGAAACCCCATTAACCAAAGACCAAATGGATAACAAAAACAATTTCAATTTAGGAAATGCCAAAACATTAAGTGATAATAAAGTAGAGTAATCTACTAAATTATATGTTGCCTACTGACTTATAGTAGTGGTCGCAAGACAAAAAACGAATGTCCCTAACATACAATTTAGGAGAAAGAGGTATTTATATGCCAGAAATCACATTAACGGAAGAACAATTACAAGAAAAAATTGATAATGCCGTTAAAAAAGCAACCGAAGAATTAACTGCAACTTTGGAAAAAAAGCATAATGACGAAATGGGTAAACAACGCATTAAGTTCGCTGATGAAAAAAAGAAAGCAGTTGAGGACGCTGTCGCAAATGCAAACCTTACTACCGAAGAAAAGGTAAAAAAGGAACTTGAAGAACAAAGGTTAGCCGAACAACAAGAACTTGCCGAATTACGATTAGAAAAGAAAATCAATGATAGGGCAAAGAAACTTGCAGACGCACAATTACCAGATTTCTTCAAAAACGATAGTAGATTACTTAATGCCGAAGATGATAAGGTTGATGATGTAATCAAAACTATCAAGGAAGAATATCAAAAAGTTCTCCCAAAAGGTGCTGTTGTTAGCACAAATGTTGATGTAGCAACTGCTACACAAAATGAAAAGACCAAGGAAGAGAAAGAACTTGAAAGAGTTAGAAAACTTGGACTTGGCAAATAGTTTTTTAGAAAGGAAAATTGACCGATATGGCAAACACAATTACTTATGCAAAGCAATATATCAATAACCAAGCAGAAGTTATGCGTATGTTCAATACTGAATTGCTTTGTAGAGATTTGCTCAAACCATTAGCCGAACACAAAGGTAAAGTTGTCGCTTACGATAGAATGTCCTTTGCGTCCTACACAATGGGAACTTACGATAGAGCAACAGGTTTATCCCAAAAAGATTTAGTATTTGAAAGAGTTGAAAAAACACTTTCACAAGACAAAGGCGATAGTTTATCCCTTGACATTATGGACAAGGAAGAAGCCCAAATCGCTGACGGAATTGTTGGTGTCTACAATTTCTACAACATTAAAGTTGTTGTCCCAACTATTGACACTTACGCATTTTCTAGATTAAGTGCAACAGGAAATGGTGCAAAGTTCAATGTCCACTCTTCATTATCTGCACAAAACATTGTTCAAGCATTATTTAGCGATTTCAAAGACCTCAAAAACAAGAGAGTTAAAACTGCCGAATGTATCGTTTACATTGGTTCTACACCTATGGCTTTATTAGAAGAGGCAACATTTGGCAAAGGTATCTTAACTATCGGTAATTGGAATGGCGATTTAGAAACCACTGCAATTATGATTAAAGGTGCTAAAATTGTTGAAGTCCCTGATGATGAATTACCAAGTGATGTTCAATGGATTATCGTCCACCCACTCGCAGCCGATGTTATCCCTGTGTTAGCAGCAGCCGAGTTCAAAGACAATATCCCAGGTTTCGTTGGTAAAGCACAAGTTGATGTAAGACATTACTTTGACGCTTGGGTGCAACCAAATGGTGGTGACGGGGTTGTTGTTTCATTAAGTTCTACAAGAGACTAATTAACCTAAATTATACCACAAGACACTTACATTTAGTAGGTGTCTTTTTTTATTTGCTTTTGATATAATGGAAAATGAGGTTAAACAAAATTTTGCAAAGTGTCTTACCTAGTGGTAGACCTTGTTTTAGCAAAGTTGCGATAGAAGAAAACTACACAAACGAAAGTGTATTTATCCACCACTATATGACAAAAACATTAAGCGAGTTTATTGAGCAAAAGTTAAATAGGAATGACGCAGTATTCAATTATGGCATTAAACTTGACTACTTTTGGCGAATAAATGAAAAGACACAAGAGAAACTAGACTATCTAAAAGATATAGGACTTGACTATTAAAGTTTGCTTTTAATGTTCATTCTTGTTTATAATTGATACATAGAGGTCAACTTATATGAGAAATGAGTTTATTATTACCGAACAAGAAATAGCAGAAAGAGGACTTAATCTTAACGATTATTGTGTTTCAAGTGATATTATCCCAGCAATTATCAATAGAGCATTAGATATTTCTGTGACTAGATGTTGCTATAATTTTGATAACATTGAAACCGAACAAGATATTGAACAAGCATTAGAAAATAACCCTAATAAAGTTAGTGTTTTTAAGAAACTACAATTTAATGTCTTGTGGAACTTAATTTTTACTGCAACTGATGACCCTGTTGATGTCTATATTGACACTATCATTTCCAAAGAACTTAACATTGGTAAAATCAATGCTATTCAAAAAGGTATTTGGTATAAGAACTATTAGGGGGTATCTTTATGTTTAAAACACCTTTCCTATGCGATAGACGAGTTTATGACAAAAAGGGTTATTGGCAAAACCCTAACCAAGATGTCAAAGATACTTTCTTTTACTTTATTAAAGAGCCATTAACACTTGTGCCTAGATACGATAACTATGGTAGGGAACAAATGGAAAAAACTATGACTATAGTAGTGTTTGGTAGTAGACAAATTATAAAAGAGGACACGCTTGTTTTAGAAAATGGCGAAACATTTAAAGTTGAAAATATAACACTTAACTACTTTGAAAGTAATGTTTTAGTAAAGGATATGTTAAAACCAAGAGTTGAAAGTATGGAATTAACATTGATGTAATTATGGAATACACTATTGATAACTTTGTGACTAAACTTAAAGAATACTTTACCGAAAGTTCTTTATTTCCTTATATGCAAGGGGAATATTTAAGTAGTTGGAACATTTTACAAGATAGTGCAAAAAAACACCCAAAAAGAAACCCACCACATTTAAAAGATATGACAAAAATGTGTTTAGACCAAACTACAACTATACTTGATGAAAATACTATGGTTTTTGACTTTGGAAATGAACGAATGGAAACATACTATCCATACTATCATATCTTGCAAGACGCACCTGTTATTCGCAAGAAAATGCAAGGAACGGAAAAAACAAAAGGTAGCCAAGCAAAGGTTGAAGATTTAGGAAAAAGAAACTATGGTATTACTAGTTGGAATGGCAAAACATTTACAAAAGAATACACTAGGAATGTTCGTGGTAGCAGAAATAGACTTAATAAAGTGTCACATTGGGAAACTATTGGTGGCAAAAAAGTTTGGATAAATCGTGATAGTGGTGCGTATCAAAATGTGCATTACCATTATATAGACAATGTCCTAGATAATGATGTTGTATTAAAATTAGCAAGTTCGTTTCAAATGAAACCTATGAGGAAAGAGAATGGTGGACTTGCCGAAGAATATATGAGTGAAATGGGCGAGGGTAATGAAGAATTAAGACAAGGAATATTAAATACCTTCTTCTCGTTTGATTAAGGAGATTAGATTATGAATAATTGTTTTCCGTTAGATTTTATTAGACAAATTATAGAGCAGACTTTGTTAGAGCAAAAACTTATTGCACCAACCGATTACTTTGGTGGTAAAAACGAAGTCAACTTATTTTCATTTTACGAACAATTACAAAAAGATAGCGAAGTCAACAGATATGTTGAAATCTATCAAGATTTAGTAGAACAACAAAATCGTAGTGGTCTTATAATGAATGGCACAATTATTGCACCAGAAAACCCAACGATTACTAACTTATATTTAGACACAATTATTCCTATGTCATTTACTTGTAGTTTTAGAGTAATGCTAGGGGATAGGGATAAAGCAATTACTACTATTAACAACCTTATTGAAAAGTTAAAAGGTAGAAAACAAGATGTCGCTTTATTTGAAAAAGGGCAAATCTTAAAAGTCGGTTGTATTGCAAACGATAGTGATATTATGTTCCCTACATTAAAGAACGGGGACTATATTGGCGAAAAAACAAATAGTTTAGAAACCATAAATGATTTTACAAATAATAGAATTACATATTATTTAGGACTTGGTGTTGCTAATAACACAACATACCCACAATGGTATTATTATGAAGAAAGTGGTTTATTAAAAGTTGTCTATAAAGCAAGTGCTAGTGATAACTTTGAAACACTAACTGAAAGTGATGATTATGCCGACATTATTTTTGCACCACAAGAAACATTTGAAAAATACAAAGTATCTATGTCTTTTGATAGCATTAGATGTGACGAGCCAAGAAACCTTAATGCAAAAGAATATTGCACAATTAGTTTCGGTGGTAGTGCCACATTGGTTAATAATGGTGTGGCACTTGGTAATGATTTAGTTAAGTTAGGTATTAGCAAGAACAAAATTGTGGCACAACCTGTTATCACTATTAACCAAAAATCACAATTACTTGCTAATGCTACTTGGTTAGAGCCACTTGAAATGCCTAGTGGCAATAATGCAAACACAATTACTAATATTATCAATTCACATAAGTTTAATACTAATTCACATACAACAAACATCACTATCGCAAATCAATATAGTTTTGTATTAGATAGGTCAATTAGTTTCTTAAACCAATTATTCAAATATGCAAGATACGGATATTTTGGTGTTGAATATGTGAACGGAACACCTAGTTATAATAATGCAATTACACCTAATATGGTATTTAGGGTATTTGAGGTTTATTCTAGTTGGGGATTAGTGGAAATTAACCACATTGATACAAAGTTGGTGGAAGACATTGACATTGAAAATACCGAAAGTGATACAATGTCAATTACATTTACTATGCAAAAAGAAACCTTTACTACATACGATATTAACGCAAACATTTTAAACGGAACATATACAGGTAGTGATGAAATTATTGTAAATGAAACTGCAACGCTAACTATTGTGCCTAACGAAAATTGTTTATTGCCAGAAACTATACAAGTATCAAATGCAACATATACTTATGACAATGAAACAGGTGTTGTAGAAATGTCTAACCCATTAGACAACATTATTTTAATTGCCGAATGTGTAGCACCATATTCAATTTCTGCACAAATAACAAACGGAACATATAGTGGCGATACAATGATTTATCCAAATAATACTGCAACTATTACAATTACACCTAGCGAGGGTAGATATTTGCCTAGTTCAATATCGGTGTATGGTGCAGACTATACATACAATAAATACACAGGTGTTGTTGAACTATCAAACGCAAGAGCAAATGTTATCATTTATGCAAATTGTAGATTAGCATACCCAACAAAAGGTAGTGTTATTACATTTGAGGCAAAAAATAATACAACACATAGATTTTTGGTTATGAGCATTAATAATTCTAACGGACAAGCCAAATTATTAGACTTAACCGAAAATAGTGGAACACTTGCTTATAACATTACAAACACAACAACACAATTTGAAGATAATCAATATTATCAAAAATACGAAAATAGCAACATTGATAACTACTTGAATAACACTTATTACAATAGTTTAAGTGCAAATGTGCGTAGTGCTATAATCGACACAAGTATTAGGCAAGACGCTTGGTATATGGGTGACGGAAGATTTGGGCAACTTTCACAATATGATATAAAAATATATTCAAAAGGCGAAAGTTCATTAGATGAAGAAATATATACATATAAAAAGAAAAGTAGTGTTAATGTCGGCAATAGAAAATGTTTTGCACTTAAAATTGATGATATTATTGCTTTCTATAATTGGACAACACCAAAAGACATTAACGGAGATGTTTTAAACTCTTTGGGTTTATCGTCAAAGAATTGGCTAATGGACGCTGGCAATTTTATTCCACTAGGGTATGGAAATAATGGTGGTATGTCTTTATATTTACTTGGAATATTTGGAAGTAGATTTGAAATTGATATATCAACTTGGACTTCAATTAACAAAGTTGCACCTGTTTTCAACATAAATCTTGAAATCATTGACTATGAAATCGAGGCATAATCTATGGCAACAATTTATAGATTTATTGTAGAACAAAAAACCACAAAAAGTGGTGGTCGCAAATCTTCAAGTGAAAGTAGTGGTATGTCTAAAAAGTCCACTGCCAAAAAAGGTAAATATGTTTCTATTTTAGGTGGCGAAAAAGGTGGTGTTGAACATAACCGAAAGTTAAGAGCAATTAACCCATTATTAAATAAGATAACAGGTGGTTATTGGGAAAAAGGTATGAGAGTTGGTAGGGCAGGTGCAGGTCTTATTACAAGAAATACCGAAACAGGAAAACTTGGAATTAGTGGAACTGCAATAGCAATTCTTATTGCGTTTGTTATTAAGTGTTTACTAGATTACCAAAAATTACAAAGTCAAAAAGCCGAACAAAAAAATAAACAAAACTTTAAAATGCTTGAAAATGGTTTTGGGCAAATCAATGGTGCATACGAAATTAGTGTTAATGCTATGACAGGTAGAATGACTTATAATCAAAATAAGTAGGTGTAGATTATGATTTATATTTATGAGGGTATATTATCTAGTGGTGTAACAATGACACAACTAGGCGAAGAACAATTTGGTAGCGAGGGCATTAACTTTGGTTTTACTTTGGACGGAACAAAAGATAGCACAAAGTTTGAGGTCTTGTCTTATCGTAGAGAAAGTGTAAAACCATTCACTATTGTTTGCCACAATGAAACAAGTAGTTGGTGGATAGTCCAAAAAGACAAAGTTGAAAGATACACAAACGAACAAGGATATATTTATAAACATAGTTTACAATGTATCGGTGCTATTGAATTATTAAATGCTAGGGACTTGACTAATTGTGGTTTTAACCAAAATAAATACACACTTGAACAATTTATTTTAAGGTTATTTAGTTTATCTAATTTTGAGTTTAAAACGCCTACACTAGTCACTAATGGAAACATTGACTTAACACAAAAAGTTGACTACATTAAGACTTTTGAAAACTACACATTATTAAGTGCTTTAAGGGAAATACTTGACGGATATAATCAATGTGCAAAATTACATTTCAATAGAGATTTAGCAACCAACAAAATTACAAGTTGCGTTATATACATTACACCAAAGACAGGCGATAGTTCTTTAAGCGTTCTTAATATTGATAACGATTTCAATGATGTTCAAGAACAACGCAATATGGACAAAAATAGTTATGGAACTATTGTTGTGTCTAATGTTGATAATGCAGTATCTAGTTTGACAAAAAACTTTCCAAATGTAGGTGGTGCTAAATTATGTTCGTTAGAATACACAACTACACCAGAAAACGCAATTATTAAATTACCTAGTAATGCTTTCTATGTTGATAGTGTAGAAATGTGTATGACATTAAGATTAGCAGTTAGGGAATATTATAGTGGTAGTTGGCATTATTCTTATGCCGATTATGGTGGATATTTTAATGTTGCCAACAATTTTGACAAAATACTTGAAATAGTAGAAAATGCACTAGATACAAACTTTGGACAATTTTATCCGCCAGACTTTGAGGCAAAACTTAATTCAATTAAAACCCAAATATATAATTCTGGTAGAGTTATTTTTAAGCAAGGTGTTTTATACAATGCGATAGACCAAACATACGCATACAAAGATAATAGTTATGCAATTAAAGTTTTAAAACTAAAAAGTCTTGGTAGTAGTTATGCTGACGCAAGTATTGTTTTAATGGACGAAGAAACTGCTAATGGAACACACAATCCTTGGAACTGCATTAAATGGAGAAGGGGTAGTGATGAAATTAGTGGCTTTGGCTGGCTTGCATACGATTTAGCAACAACTAATGCAGGAACAACTTGTAGAGTTCCTTTATTACAAACCGAGTTTAAGCAAGACAATAATGTTTTGTATCAATTTAAACAAGGTGCAAACCAAGTTCAACTTATTATCGCTGCCAGCGAAACAACTAGCAATTATTTTATTACTATTGATAATTTTAGTCATACAAGTGATAGGCGAGAAACTTTATTTAAAGTTAAATATACACCTATGACCGATTTAAAGGTTGTGCTAGACAATAATGAAGAAAACAAACATACACACCTTTATAATCAAAATGGTAAATTAACCGATACCCTAGCATTTTCAAAATTGATTAACTCATATAAAACCGAAATTGAAAGTGAAAACATTGTTAAATATCACACTTGTTATGAACTATTTGAACTTGGGACTACAACATTTAGAAACATTGAATGTCCAAAATTAGGTCAAATTGTTTTAGATAGCGATAACGAACAATATATCATTAGCAATGTTTCATATAACTTGCAACAAAACGAGCCAAATCAATATGCTAGTGGTGGCAAGACATATACACAATATTATGTAGAATGTGAATATAGTTTAAGCAAGAATATTGCCACTAAATCTTTAATGGTAAACCCAAACACTAATATTCGTGATTATGGTATTCCACAAAAATATAATGTTAGAAGAACACATTTATTTAGGGACTTTTGGGAAATAGACCATAGCAAAACACCACATTTAGATTTGCCACACCAAGAATTGTCAAGTGTTCTCAATATTGGGTATTTGCCACAAACATATAATGAGCATACTGCAATTATGCGTATTGACTACTCACAAGAAATTAGTGGTAGCACTAGATATTATTATCAACTCGAAAGCACAACATTTATGCTTAAAAAGGCAATATTTGAGGTTGTTGAGTTTAAAGACAACAATATCATTGGTTATGACTGCCAAAATGTTTCAAGTGGTTTTAATATTAGCAGATTATTAAGTGGCTTGTTAGACCTTAAAAATACACCTATTTCTTATGTTGACAAAAACGGAGAGTTTAAAGATATAAGAATATGTATGTGTGATAAAGACCAAATGAAAACAATTTACAACCAATATATTGAAAATAACGAAATTACAACAGATTTGCCTATTCAAGATATGATGATATTTATTCCACAAGATATTTTTGATTATGCAACCGATAATAAAGATTATACTATGATTTATCTTGATTATAATAAGGACGCACTTGAAGTTCCTGTGTTTGAATATGCTTGCCAAATTGATGATACAAATTATGTCATTGTTGGCGAAAACATTTTAGACAATAAAGAAGAAGATATTGGTTATCTTTATTCGTATTATTTAGTTGCAAAAGGAACTATAAATAATAATAATTGGGGTAAGTTAAGTATTAAAGATGTCTTATCTTCATCTAGTTATTCTAATTACTATCATATTTGGAATGGTGTAAAACTTTGGTATGACGGAATTAAAATGAAATTAGAATTGTATGGTGGTAGTAGTGTGACTGTTGGCGAAAATGAAACAACAGGTGGTTATAGCGAAAAGCAAAGTATGTCAAATGTTAAGGACTATGATTTAGTTATTGTTAGACACGCAGTAGCACCACCATTTTCATATTACTACGACCAAAACGGAAATAGATGTGTAAGAACTCGCAACGATTTAATGTTTGTGATTAGGCATACGGAAAACGCAAATATTGAAGATGATACATTGTCGCTTAGTTTGAACGCATGGCGTTTGGACTAATCTACATATTTCCAATTATATCCACAACATTTATAACCATTTCTACAACAACAAGCCAAATAACTTGCCGAACATTTTACAATTCTACTTGCGTGTGACGCACTTTGATAAGTTCTAATAATTTTTCCGTCTTTAATTTGTGCAACAGGTTTGCATTGACAATAATTTACTTTTTTTAGTCCTGTCCTATATGCGTGCTTTTCGTTTTCGCTACGAGTGACCCATTCCAAGTTTTCAACTCTATTGTCTGTCTTTATTCCGTTTATATGATTAACAAAAAGTTTGTTTTCAGGGTTTGGTATAAATGCTTGTGCAACTAATCTATGAATTGCTTTTCTTTTTAATCCGTCTTTTCCAGACATAACAAAACCAACATATATTTTATTGCTATCACAAACATAAAGTGATATTGTTTGTCCTTTTTTAAACACTTTAAAGGTTTTTCCATTTCTAGTCACATTTACATATCTATCTTTGCTTTTTAATCTTCCAATATTGCTAACTTGGTAATAATCTTCATAACCAACTACATCTTTCCAAATCTCTTGTTCCATATATGCCACCTTATAAAAATACCATTTCAGTAATGTATGCGAGTTTATGTATTTGCGATAGATAGTCCACATACACTACCAAAATGGTATTATTTCTAACTATTCTATCGCACTTATATTATATCAAATTATGTATTGTTATTAAAGTGTTTTATCTTTATAATTAAGATATAAATTGAACGAAAGTTGAGGACGCAATTATGCAACTGATAATGAGTGTTCCCTCAAAGGAGAACATACTATGAACGAAAAAATTATGAATGTGTATTATGGCACAGATGTTTTGCCATACAAAGATAGTGCAAGAGAGGTGCATTATCCAATTATCGGCACAAGTTTTACAGGTGCTAGTAATACCACTAGAATTAGATTTTATGTAAATCAATTTGCGGATATTGGCACTTGCACATTTGTTGCGATAACAAAATTGCCTAGTGGTAAAAAGTTATACGAACAATTATCAAAAGATACTACAAGTGATACCGAGCCATTTGTGTATTTAGATATTTCAAGTGCATATACACAAGAAAAAGGCGATATTCAAATTGCCCTTAATGTGTATGAGGGTGGTGTTAATATTAGTGTTGATAGTGATAGTGGTTTATATTCCGTTAGTGGTAGTCCAATTATTACTGCCACAGGAAACATTAAAATCTCGGTAGCATACACACCTTATATGGACACAAACTATGGTAGTGTGCCAACTATTAGCGTGCAACAAGCATTAGCGTTAGTAAGTGGCAAAATTGATGAAACTAGTGCTATTGTGGTTGTTGATAATACCGACAACATTAGTGCTAGTGTATTTACCAACGGACAAATGGTATATGACAAGTCCACTGATGTTTTCTACCAAGTTGTTAGTGGCTCATATACTAAACAAACATTAGTAGATATTACCTATGAATATGCACAAAGTGGTAGTGATGTCATTTTAACAATTAAGTTAAGTGACGGACTTGGTGTTTATAAAACATTAACTATTAACCTTACAACTTATTTGGCAAGTCTTACCTATGTCAATGCACATATCAATAATAAGAACAACCCACACGAAGTCACAAAGGCACAAGTTGGTTTAGGTAATGTAATTAATACTAGTGATAGTGATACACCTTTGCAAAACGGAACAACAAAGTTTACAACAGGTGGTGCTTATAACTTACAACAAACATTACAAACTGCCATTAACACATTAAACACAAACCTTAAAACCTATGGCAAATCATTAACCATTGATGAAACTGATTTCAAATTAAGATTACTTGACGGAAACGGAGAGGTATTATCAACCATTGACTTACCACTTGAAGAACTTATTGTGGACGGAGAGTTTGATAGCGAAACACAAACTATTGTCTTAACATTATTCAATGGAAACACTATTGAAATACCTGTTAGCGATTTAGTTGACGGACTTGTTAGCACTGATGATTTAGCAAGTGTATTAGAAAGTTATTACAATAAGACCGAAATTGACACATTACTTGCAAATTACTATAACAAGACACAAACCGATAATTTATTAAGTGCTAAACAAGACACACTAGTTAGTGGCACAAATATTAAAACTATCAATAACACAAGCATATTAGGTAGTGGCAATTATGCTTTTGATAGTGAGTTAAGTGATAGTTCTACAAACGCAGTCCAAAACAAAGTTATCAAAGGTTATATTGATGATATTGGCACTAGATTAGCAGTGTTAGAAGAAAGCATTATAGATGATGAAACATTATCTTACACATATTTAAGTGAAAGTGCTATTCCTACTAATGTTAATTCATATCCTATTGTTGAAAGTGCTGGTATGGATAATACAGATATTAAAGGACATAGTTTCGTGTATAACCAATTAGTTGAAAATGGAAACTTTGAAAGTGATAGTGGGTGGTATCATACAGGAATTAATGATTTTTCAGTATCAAACAATATTTGTTCATTTACTGCAAATGCACAAGGTCAACAAATTGCTCATAACACCAATTATATTACCGGTCATAAATATTTAGGTATTATTGATGTAAAATTAACTACTGGTAATACATCTGTATTTTTGAGAACTATTGGAACAAATAGAGTTGCCACACAAAATACTACAAATTGGCAAACATTAGTTGCAATTTTTACATCTCCAGTCACATCAGAAAACTCATTTGGAATTAGAGATGATAGAGAAAGTGGTTGGGATAATATTCAAGTTAGAAATGCCCAATGTTTTAACCTAACCCAAAGTGGCATTGATAGTGCAACTACTGTTGATGAGGCTATTGCGTTATTAAAACAAAATGGTATTAACCCATACGAATATAACGAATATTCAACAGGTAAAATTATTGATAGCAAACCTACCGCTATTATAAGTAAGTCATTTAATGTGTGGGACGAAGAATGGGAAGTTGGAGGTCTAAATTCTGATGGAACATTAGATAACAATTCTGATAGAAGAACAACGACTTTTATTCGTGTATCGCCTAATACAACTTATTATCAATGTTGTCCATTTAGTGCAAGATTAGGAAGATATGCTTACTATAATGCTAATAAAGAGTTAGTTTCTTATAACGGAAATGGTTTATATGAAAACTCAACATTTACTACACCAAGTGACGCTTATTATATTAGAATTACTTTTGGCATTAATTACGGCACTATATACAACCACGATATTTGTATCAATATTTCAAACGCTAACCTTAATGGACAATATAGACCATATAAAGCGCCTATCACTTATTCATTAAATGTTCCTGCAATGCGTAGTGCTGGTAATGTGCAAGATGATAAGAGCAAAGTTAATGTTAAGGCTATTACATTTAACGGAAGTGAAAATTGGTTATATAGTAGAGATTTAAATGATTATGCTGCATTTTCATTAGTTGTTTCAGGTGGTGTTTCTTTAAATGCGATAGATGTTATTGCTGATAAGTTTGTCACTGATGACGGCTGGATAGAAAAAGAATATATTAGGTTGGTTTCTGGAACTAATATTGCGATTATTATTCTTAAATCTAAATTAAATACGATAGATAGTTTTGGGTTTAGAACATGGTTATCTAATAATAATGTAAATGTAAACTATGGTGTTGAAACTCCAACCGACCAATCAAATATTACATTACCTGATAACATTGAGTTTGAAAAAGGTGGTAGTTTAGCAATTACTTATGATAGTGGTTATACAACACCTAGTGATTTCGATTTTGATGTCGCAGTGTATAAACCTATGCAATAAAGGAGAATATTATGAAACCTAGTGAAAGAGCAAAACATACACCAGAAGTGTTAAGAAAACAAAGAGCAAGATTATTTAAAGCATTTGATATTTACAAATCTAATGTTGAATATGGTGTTGTTCCAGAAACACAAGAAACACACGATTTAATAACAACTTGGTATCTTGCGTGTCTTGAATTAGATTACCAAGCAATTAACAACCCACCTAGTGAGATAGTGAAATATTTATAAGGAGATTAGTTATGCCTTGTGGTAAAAAAGCAAAACCTAGCAGACAAGTTCCTGCAAGAAAACCTAAAAAATAGTTTTCATTTATAGAAAACTATGTTAACATAGTAGTAGGCAAGTGCAGGTGCTTAAAACTAAATATGTGTGATTACGGAATATTGACAACTGCACTTGTTAGTATTCCGTTTTCTAATATAAGGAGAGAGTTATGAAATACATTAGAACAGAAGACGAAGAGTTTATAAAATATTTTAGAAAACAAGGTAAAATCTATTTAATACATAAAACAAATAAAGATTTATGGTGGATATATAAAAAAGGGAATAAAGAACACACACTTCCACCAGAATATGTAAAAGTAAATTATTATAATGATATAGCCGACACCATTGAAGGTTTAATTCAAGTTGGCGATTTAATTAGAATTACTGTCGAAGAAAGCGACCATTTTGACTGTTATGAACTATTAGAAGTAAATAAAAATATTCTAGAACTTATTCAAGATGAAGATTTTGATTTTAAAGACAGTATTATTGAATTTTATATCAAAGTTGGTAATGATTATAAATGTGTCGCAAAAATGAACGATAAAGGAGATTTAGAATTGATATGAGCAAAGGTTTAGAAGCATTACAATATTTTAGAACTGAAATAGTTGATAATTACTATGCAGTAGAATGTTATGAAATCATTGAAAAAGAGTTAAAGTTGCTACAACAACACAAACAAATTGAAGAAGAACTAGGCATAGACCTTATTACATTGTTTAAGGCATTGAAGAATGGTGTGTGGGTAAAGAATAATGAACAAGGTATTCATTTTATATCTTTGATAAATTGGAATTGCGAAGTTTCAAGAATTAACGATAAATTAGTTCCGTTGTTTACATTTAATGTTTGGAACGGAAACGAAGAAGATAAAGATGAAACTATTTATTTTGTAAAAGACTATGGTAAAACTTGGGCATTAACGAAAGAGGAATTATTATGAGATTAACACATAAACATAAATATAAAACCGACAACAAAAGGTTTGTGTTTGATATGAAAGATTATCATAAAGCGTGTCAAAAACTTGCTGATTTAGAAGATATTGAAGATAATCTGCCTGCATTCAATGGTTTACAACACTTATTTGCAGTTATCAACCTTATGGAGCAAGATGAAGTATTGTGTTTCACTTATAAAGGTAAAAGTTTTGTAATAGAAAGGAACGAATAGATATGAAAAAATTATTACTATTATTATCATTAACATTGTGCCTATTATCTTGCAATAATGCCGAAAGAAAAACACCTTTACAATGGTGCTTATGGGAAATACATACTCACGAAGATTATAATTGTGAATGGTCTTATATGTATAATGAATTGCACAACTATGATAATAGTGAAGAAAGTGGTTTGAACGCTTATTACATTACTGCATTTGCAGAAGATAGAATAGGAGAATGGTATTGTTTCATCAAGTGTAAAAGCAATAGTAGTTTCTATGGTAATATCTATTTGCCACAAGAGGTTATATATATCGACTGCGATTTAGCAAGAGAAACAATACTTGATTAGAAACTAGGTAGCAATATCTAGTTTTCTTTTCTTTCCACATATTTTATAATACACTTATATAGAGGTGTTTATTATGCAAGATATTAAAGTAGTGGCAATTTGCTACACACAAGATAAAAAAGTTAAGTATGTTAGTCTTGTCAAAAATGTTAGTCCACTTGAATACGAAAAGTTATGTCAAGAAATGTTAGACTACGAAAGTGAAAAAGATAGGGTTATTGCCGACCTTAACAAGAAACTAGAAAACTTGGGACATAAGGTTGAAAGTTTAGAAAACGATATTAAAACATTGAAAGGAATTGACTAATATGACAAAGTTTAAGAGATTTCTCAAAGTCTTTTGTGCTATTACCCTTATTTTAGGTGTTGGTGCATATTTCACTTGTTTAGGTGTTATGCCAGAACGCACAAAAGCATTTAATGATATTGTTATTGATTATCTTAACCGACCATTAGGTATCGCATTTGGTGTCACTATCACATTAGGTGGTCTTATCTATTTCTTTATCGGTTATACAAGTGTTGGCAAAAAAGCACTTAATTACTTAAAAGGCATTGTGTTTGATACAAAAGCAAAAGTTGAAGCCGAAACTAAAAAGGCACAAGAATACTACGAACTTGCTAAAAAAGAAAAAGAAGAAATAAAGGTGGTTTTAAGTGGTGTTTATGCAAAGGTTGATAATTTAACCGACTTACTTGTAAAAGTGTGTAAAACAAGCCCTAATGCTAAAATAAACGCACTTGGAGATGATATTTACAACCTTAAAGATAACTATAAGCAAGAAATCAATACCGAACTTGCTAAAATTGATAGTAATGTTGAACAATACATTGAAGAAAAAATTGATGTAAAAGAACTTGCTAATGAACTTAACGAATTAAAGAGAAAGTTGGAAGAAAACTATGGCGAACAAGAAACAACCAACGATTAAACAAAAAGTTAGAAAATATCGTGCTATTCAATATTCAACTTTCGCAGGACAATATGTGGCTATTGCTACACCTTATGTTGTGTTAGGCATTGTTAATTGGGATAAGTGGTTTACACAAAACCCAGAGGGTTGGAAAGTTGGTATTGGTGGTGCTATTGCATTAACCCTTATTAGCGTTATTACCTTAATTGTCACTAATGCAAAAAAAGAGGATATGAAAATCAATATGTATATCCCTTTGGTGTTAGGTTGGTTAATGGGTGCTACTATATTGCACTTATTAGGTAGCATTATCCTTGAAATTAGTGAAATTATGTATATCACTAGCACAGGTCTTATTGGTGCGTTAGGCATTGATATTGCTAGTAATGACGCTAAAAAGAAAAAAGAACACTTTATCAATTCGCTTAACCTTGCTAATGATGAACTTGATAAGGAACAAGCAAGATACGAAATTGAACAAGAAAAAAGGAAAAAGAATATTTGGTAATTTATGGCTTTATACGATATAAAAGAACAAGTTATTGAAAACACTAGTAAATACTTAAAGTCTATTGCTATGGACTTAATGGTAGTGTTGGTTGCACTTGCCTATGTTTTCTATCAAATGGTAAGTCTTGAAACCACACAACTAAACCCACTTATCTTAATTGCACAAGCATTAGTAGGTATCATTTGTGGTGTTATCATTAAACAAGCACTAGGCGAAAATGGTTTTAGCAAAGGTTATAATTCTATCAAGTGGCAAGAAGAAGAAGATAAATACAACGAAACTTGTTTACTTGCTAACGATTATATTGATGAACGATTAGACAATTTCTACCTTACTATTGAAAAGGAAAAGAAAGCAAACTATCGCAGAAACCATTTGCAAGCAGTTAGACTTAAATATAGTAATTGGTTTGATGATAATGGCAACTACATTGGAACGGATAAAGATTACAACCGACTAACAAATAGACAGAAACTAATGTTAAGAAAGTGTATTCGTGTCCGTATCTATGTCTTAAATCTATTTAGTGAATATTCCACTAGTGCCGAACAAGATACTAAAAAAGAAAAGACCGATAAATCACAAAGGGTTAGTAATGCGACTAGAAACACATTAAGTGCTATTGCTATTGCATTATTAGGTGCATACTTTGTTCCTATTATTACAGGTTGGTCTTGGGCAAGTTTTATTATGGCAACATTGCAAGTATCTTTGTGGACAATATTCGGTGTTATCCAACTTTATCAAAACTACAATTTCGTAGTGCAAGAAAGGGTTGCCACATTAAGAAAGAAAAAAGAATTAATATTAAGATTTGTTAAGGGCTGTGAAAATAAACAATTTACACATTCGCCTTATGAAGAAACGATAAATGTGGTTGCATAACCTTATTATCTATGATAATATAATAGTGTTCTAATTGTAATGAGTTCAGTAAGATTAGACATTTGACGCATTTAAGAAAGCACCCTCTATCTCCTTGTTTAGCCATTTCAAGTTGTGGGTGTTTTTCTTTTACCAAGTGTTTAATTTTCTTCATTTTTAAACACAAACATAAAATATGGGACATTAAGTGTTTATTTTTTTACATTATTTCATTGTTCAAAATGTGATTTTTGACTAAATGGGACAAAAGAAAAAACCTACTATTTTTGTAGGTTGATTTTTAATTTGGCGGAAGATATAAGATTTGAACTTATGCGTCTGTTAAGACCTAATTGGTTAGCAACCAATCCCCTTAAAGCCACTTGGGTAATCTTCCATAATTCTATTTTAGCATAGTGTTTTATAAATACAACCATTTAAGACTAGGAAATACCTATCAATGAATAATTTATCTACTTTGCTACAAAAGTGTCTTAAAATGCCTATTTAGTGCCTTAAATAAAAAAAGTAGTGGTTGCCCTATCTCACTACTATTTTAATCACTCTATTGTTGCTATCGGTTAGTGGTAATGAATAATCGTTGTATGAATTGCTATATATTTCATAAAAGGGTTTTTTAGAAAAAAAAGGAAATATGAAACACTAACCTTTAATACTCGTAGTTGCCTGATAGTTTTTTACAAAAGGAAGAAAAACATAAATTGCAACAACAAGTGATTACGGAACTTTGATTATGTCAACAGAACAATGCAACTTATAGGGAAATTGCACATATAGATTATCACGAATAAATAAAAAGCACAAGCAGGGGTTTACTTATGCTTTTCACTTGGAGGAACAAAATGTATGTATTTTAGTCCGTATCGGTCTTAATTACATTACCATAGTCTAATCAATTAAATCAACAATTTTACAATGTAATGCTTTTGATAGGGCTTTTAAGGTAGATAACTTGATATTGTTTCTATCCGTTATTCCTAATTCAAGTGCCTTAATAGTTTCTTCTTTAAGACCACTTAATGTTGCTAATTCCTTTTGTGTTAGTCCACGATTTAATCTTCTTTCTTTAAGTTCTTTCCATTCGTTTCTTTCCATTATTTTAATTCCTTATCATTTGTAAATAAATCTAATATGTCTAAATTGTCATTTGCGATAGTTTCCTCATAACTACTAGCATTAACAATATCCTCGTTTCTCGGCATTTTCTTTATGTCTATTAAGGTCGGCACATACCAACCATTAAACCCTTTGCCAAATAAGACCTCTTCGTATTTCGTTTCTTTTTCGCCTTTATCGTTGGTTATTTCCCTTTTCCTATAAATAGCCACACCATAGACTTGGCAAGGTTGTCCCCTTTTAAGTGTTAATATTTGTCTGCGTGCCATTGATTTATAAGCACATATTGTTCGGTAGTGGGTGCTATCATTGTGAACACCAAATTGTATTCTTACAAAGTCGCAATTCTCACTTTTAGATACACCATAGACAATGCCTATTCCTTGAAACTGCCTATACTTATAACCTTTGTATGTATAATTGCCATAAAATGATACACTTTCGCCATTCCCTAAACATTCCACATAACTATCCCATTTTGGAATATCTATAAATCGGTTTTGGAACTTGCCTATTGATATTCTTGCATAATCTCGCCTTTTCACTAAAATAATCTCACTTTCTCAACCTTTTTAAGTCGGTAGTTAATTCGCCTATATTCATCATAAACAGGTTTCCATATCCATTCGCATTGTTTTCTTTCGTTGGGCATATATTGTTCCATAATCTCTAATTGTTCTTGTAAATCTAACGAGAATGGACAACCTTTGCAATCTGTTCGTTTGAAATTGTAAGGTTGACAATAAAGTGGTGCGAGCGATAAACTCTCTCTCTCTATTAGCCATTCTTCCCATTCATCACTAACAACTAATAGTGGGTGGAACTTGGTTAATTTCCCTTTGCTATCGGTTAATATGCAACCTTTAATACTTGCTCTTTGTCCACCCTCGCTTTGTCGCATACCTGTAATCGCAACTCGCCTATTATTTTCTCTTTCCCATTTGTGTATGGGTTTCTTTTTTAGGTTGTTGCAACATTGGTCGCTTAATTTAATTTTGAACTCTGGTGTAAATTGATATTCTAGTGATTTAGGACAACGAAACTTTGTGTTGCTTTCAATTATTCCTAAATACCTTTTAACACTTAACCCTA